AAGCATTACGATTTGCAGCACTCATCTTTTTAATAGTAAAGTTCAAATTACTTTCGTAAAATAAAGTACCATTCTCTACCGAACTATTTTCAGTTTCCGTAAATGATGCGTTTTCTTTTTCTAATTGGAAAGTAAAGAATTTCTTACCAGCACTACATGACATTGCAGTAATTGTACCACTTGTAGCTGTAATGTTCGCTTGTGGAACATTAGCCCATTCAGTAATATAAACCTCCGCAATACCACCGATAGAATCTCGGCAATCAATCTCTCTCCCATTAATAATAGTACAAGCCATGTTGTATAAAAGTTTTAAAAAGGGGTTACCGAAATAACCCCCTTATGTTAATTAAGAATTTTTGTAAGTGATAACCTCAGTAGTTTTCTTTACTGCTGTTCCAGCTTTCCACTCTGCTGATAACTTGATAACTCTGTCATCTTTAGAATACCACATTTCGTAGTTTTCATAATCAGATTGTAAGTCAGTACCAAATACTAAGTTATCCCAATAAGTCAATACCATACGGTCTTTCTTAGTTGCTTGAGTACCTGCAATGTTTGACAAACCATCTACTCCGATAACTTTCAATCCGTATGTAGGGAATGTTAATTCCCAAGATTGTAACGATTGGTTTACTTCGATATGGAAGTAGTTTAAGTTACGCAATGCTAATACTAACAATTGGAAAGTATCTTTACCCATAACCAATACTAAGTCAGGACGGCTCATAATAGCTGGCAAGTTAGTACCTAACAATGTGTACATATTATCAACGATACTGATAATATTACCAGTTGTAACGTCTGCCGTTGCAGTTGCAATTACTGGAGAACCTGCATCAATTTTCTTCAACCAACCATCAAAAATTTTCAAGTTAGGTAAGTTAGTTAAAGCAGTATCACCTTGCCATAATGCCTGTTCCATTTGTGCTTTAATCAACAAGTTTACTTGGTCAGTAATGTATTTGCCAACTGGTAACTCTTCTTGTTGCGCTCCTGGACGTAAAAACTTTTGAGTGTATTTGCTCTCAAGTGTTTTAGGGCAAAATTGATTTTGTACTTTTACATCGGTTACAGAGATTGTAGACTGAGTAAATGTAACATCTCCTGAACTGTTAAATGCACAAGTAGTTCCAGTTTGAAACGGTGCTGTAACAGCTAAAAAATTAAATGCTTGACTCGACTTAATCCCTTGAATAATATCAATAGGGTAAGTCAATGTTGGTGCTCCTGCTACCGCTTCAAGGATAAGGTCGCCCTTGTTTTGTTCAATGTAGTCCGTTAACGAACTGTTAGTAAATCCTGCCATGTTTTAAATGTGTTTTTTAATTATTTTTTAATGCGTTTCTAAATTCTAATTGTGCGTCTTTTAAAGACATTTTCTTTTTAAATTTGTTTACTTCTTTGTCTGTTGCCTCTGCTGCTGGCTGGTCGCCAATTTCAGATACTAACTTAATAACCTCAGTTTTAAACTCTGCTGCTTTTGCAAACTCAGCTTTATACTCAGCGTTTTCTTTTTCAAGTGCTGCAAACTTTTCGTTATAAGGTGCAAGCATAGAAGAAAAATCAACTGTAATAGGCTCGTAACCTTCAATCTCTAAAGAGAAAACGTGTTCTTCAACTTGTGATTTGATTACTCTTTTTGGTGCTGATGCTGATTCAACTGGTGTCGCTGCTGGTGTTTCTGTTGGTGTTCCTTCCGCTACTGGTGCTTCTACTTCGGCTTCTTTAACCTCTGCAATTAAACCACCAATAACAACGATAGTAGTTCCATCTTCGGTTACGTGTTCCCCATCTGGTGCTGGTATTCTACCCTCAGGTGTAACCACAAATAATGGCATACCTTGTGCTGGCATATCACCATCATAAGAAATAATAGTAGTACCATCGTTAAGTTTAACGTCTTTAAACTTTTGCTCAGTACCGCTAAATTTCTCTACGATACCTTTTAATTTATCAAGTGCTTCGTTAATGTTCATTTTTATAAGTTATTTATAATTATATATACTTTTAATAGTAGTGTGCAACTTATTCAGTTATAGAGGCGATAATATCTACTATCTGTTTCATAATATCTTTTTCCTTTGCATCTCCTTCGGGTACTAAATCAAACACTCCCTCTACACTAAATGCTTTTAATTCGCCAGTCTTAATAAAGTTATTCCATACGTCCTCGTTATCTACTTTGTAACTTCCAAACCAACTACCCTCAGGTGCATCTTCAAATCCTACTGGTGGTCTTATACCTCTTTGATAATCAACAATAAATGATTCGTACATATAAACTCCATCAACGGTTTGTTTAGCATCGTGCATCTTGTTTACGTTATCGGTAAAACCGTTTTTCATGAACCTTTGTACTATCTTTTCAATTTGGAATTTATCAAACACAACGTAAAACTCTCCCATCTTTTCGCTTCTACGATATATTGGTAAGTCTGCTAACATCAAAGCACCAGTAATAATCTTGCGCTCCTTATCCATTGCGAACTTCATTTGTCCGTTAAATGCTAGCCAATTAGTTTGAATTGCTGGTTCGTCAACAAGAGCAACGTAGTTAACCCCCATTTTATCGTCTTCATCTTTTATAGTTAGCCTATAAATTGGTAATACCTTTTCCATACTATTATATATTTATTTAGTTATAGTGTGCTATTTAATTTGTGACTTCTCCTCAATACTGTTTACTCTTTTTTGTGTACTGCTTATATCAGTTTCCGTTACATAAGCCTTAACCATTGGTTGTGCGTTTGTTCCTTGTTTCTTTATTGTACCATCTGAATTAAGTAATGTGCTGCCTGTACTCGGAGGTGCTATATTTACTCCACCACCAGCACTTGAAATATTAGCAGCCGTTACACCACCGCCTCCACCACTATTAAATTGTTGTGAGGCAATCTTAGCAGTATTAGCAGTTCCAGCAATACCAACAGCAACAGCATTAGCAACTTTTAGAATAGTTCCGAATGGCTCAGGCACTACCGATTGAGCCGACAAAGCATTTGTTATACCCATAATTGTAGATATAACAGTTTGTGTAATTGCTAAAGCCTTATTAATCTTAAACTGTTTCTTTGCAGTTTCTAATTCAGCTTTAGAGCCTTTTTCTAAGTTGCCTAACTTAATAGCAAATACTGCATCGGATAAAGCCTGCATACTGTTTGCAGAGGCTTGTGCAATCTCCATAGAAAAAGCATATCTCTCTTGCTCAGTTAATATATGAAGGTCTTTAAAATAAGCATCATAATTTGCTTGTTGCTCTTGCTCCCCTTCAAATAAAGTATCGTTTGTTATTGTTTGGTCTGCTAATTCTTGCTGTCTATCTTTTTCTACTTTATCGAAATACGCCTTTTCTCTTGCTGCTTCATAAGATTCATTCCACGTTCTACGAATATCGTCTAAGTGTTTTTGGTGTGCTTCTTCTTCTGCTTCTTTCTTCTTATTAAATTCTACTACCTTACCAAGTTCTTCTGCTCTTGCTTCTTCATTTGATACTTTAATAGCCATTGAGGCATCATGTATAGACTTGCCTAATGTTTTTAGTTGCTCTATTTGTTCTTCTGTCCACTCCCCATTTGCAGCAGCTACACTCTTTAAGGCTTCAATTTGAGTTTTAGCACTCTCTAAAATTGCTACTTGCTTTTTCTTTTCAAGCTCTTCGGTGTTCTTTCCTGCTGCTTTTGCAAGTGCTATTTCATCGTCATATCTTTGCGTTAATGCCTCTTGAGTTTTTTTAGCTGCATTTACTGTTGCCTCTGCTTGTTCATCAATAGCAAACGTAGATAGCCCTATCCAATCGGTAAACTCTTTTATCTTATCAGTAACAAATCCAATAGCATCTCCAATAGCATCGAAAGCATCTCCTACTATTCCTATCTTATCTTTTAAAGCAAATAAAGCCGTACCAATCCCTGCAATAATTGTAGCAATTAATAACAAAGGATTAGCCTTAATTACATTTCCTAAAACTATAAATTGGTCTTTTAAACCTGCAATACCTTTTATACCATCTGCAAAAGCGGACGCCGCTTGTACCTTTAATAAAGTCTTTTGCAACTCTTCACCCTCTGCTCCAAATAATGCCGCTGCTCCTTGTGCTGCTTGGAATCCACTTGCTAAACCTCCAATAACATTACCAAACGCTTGTACTTTCCCCTCAGGGTTAAACGCTGCAATCTCAGCATTAAGGTCGCCAATACTATCCTTAATACCTCCTAATTTTTCTAACTGCTTAACGTATTCCTTAGTGCCAACAGTTAAACCATTTAACTCTTGTTGAGCCTCTTTGTAATCGTTTTTAAGTGCCTTAATAGACTTAGCACCATTGCCAATATCTACACTCGCTTCAAATGCTAATTCCTTTTTTGCCATTTTACTTTATTTCTGTTATTACAAAGTTCATATTGTCTACTGTAATGTTTGTTGATGCGGAAGTATTAGAACAGTGTATTTCTAAATAATCGCCTAAACCCATAGTTACTACACAAGCAAATCCTATATTCTCTGCTCTACCACTTGCATTAGCCGTTGACTTAGTTTTACTTGGAGTTCTAACTGCCGATAATTGACTATCATAAAA